TGGCCTCGTGCCGCCAGTACCGCTTGCAGTGCGGCTCCACCAGGTCGATCGAGAACGGCACGATCTCCATGACGCCGTTGCCAGCGTGGAGTGGGACGCCGGCCCAGTCGCGGTCCTGCGAGGACCAAGGCCGATGCAGTTCGCGCAAGGCCCGCAGGTCGGCGATCTCCTGGGCGCTGAACCCACGCCAGTCGACGTCGGGGCGGCCTAGGAAAGCGGGGCGCATGACGTTGGGGTCTTCCTCGAGGGTCATGCGAGGTCGTCTACCCAACCGGGATAGTCCTTCGGTAGGGCGACGCGGCGAACTTCACCGCATAGGCACGATTGAATGACCCAGCCAACGCCACCACCGAAGTTGCGCTCCATTCCTACAGCGGCCCACACATGCTCATGAGGCGGCTCAGGTGGGACGTTCGGCGGCGGGTAGTTATGTGGCCCGGTGTGATTGCAGTTATCGCCGCAGTAGACCGTGCTCATGGCTGCTTCGCCTCCCAATCCACCCGGTCCTCGTAGGCTTCGCGGTCGTACTCGTCGGCGTCGAGCGTGGCCCAGCGCCGTTCGTTGGCGAGGCTGGCGGCGGTGACCGCTGCGCGGGCGGCGGCCTCGGTATCAGGGGAAGCCGCGCTGCCAACAGTGCCCGGCTGGGGCGGCTCCCCCTGTTGAATGGGCTGGTCCAGCGCCTCGCGGGGTGAGGCGGGGAGCAGCGGCGAGTCGTCGTAGGTCATCGCAGCCCACTTGGAATATACGAGGCGAAACTCGCCAGGACCGCCATCGCCACCCACACGAAGGCGGTGGCGACCAGGCAGGCGCCGATGATGGCGAGGGTCCAGCCGATGATGAACGGCAAGAGCGGTGGATGGCGGTGGGCTTGGGACTTCATGCGGGCTCCTTCAGCTTCAGTGTCAACTCGACCGCGTTGCGGACGCCGAGCTTCTGGTAGATGGCGACCTTGGTGTTCTTCACGGTCTGCTCACTGAGCCCGAGTAGGTCCGCAATCTCCTTGGCCTTGAGGCCGGCGACGACGTACTCGGATACCTGCATTTCGCGGTAGGTTAGGTCGCTCACGTTCCTTCCTCGCATCACAAAATGAGCTTGTCTGTGGTGGATCGAGCAAAGCCACTCAACATCTAATGCATGCTCATCCGAATAGCCACGGGGATGATGTGCCTGAACGTCAACAGCTCCACACACTCTGCACGGCAGAATAACGAGGATGCCTTTGGCCTTCGCCTGCGACACCTTGTTCATCGCCCGCTCGCGTTGGGCGTACTGCTCGATCGTTTCGGCCACGGTAGGATTGTCCCCCCTATCGGTACCTTTGTCAACCCCCTACTGCAGCAGTTCGAGCACCACGTTCTCAAAGGTTGCCGTTGTCCCGGCTAGACCTCTAGGATGCCCTCAAGGGTGAGTTGATCGCCGCTTGCCCATGTCTGGGGAACGGTATTAGTGACCACGTTAGCGCCCTCCGCTGTGATCTGGACGACTTTGTTATCGCTTGCCACGACATTCCCGACCGCGAGCTTGTTGTCAGTGCCGGAGTCCAGAATCCAACCAGTGAGCACTTGATTGCGAGCGACGATAGCCTGCGGCAGAGCAAAGGCCCAGGTGCCCGTACCAAAGGTGGTCGAACTGCCCGCGATAAAGACAATGTGGACCACCAAGGTATTGGCATCGAGCAGCTTGTATCGCCCGGTAAGAGTTCCGTTGACGATAGCCGGAGCGGTGCCGGTCGTCGTCCAGGTCGGGGTGTAGTCCGTCCACGCCCCGTGGCTCTGACCCGACGCCCACGCCGCGAGGCTGGTATTGGTGCTCTTGACTGTGAAGTCGCCCGTCGTCCCGCCGGAATGCTTGGTGCGCAACTTGATGGTCTGGGTCGAGCCCAGCGTGACGCGCCACACTTGGGGCAGGGTGGCCCGCACGTTGACCAGCCCCGGTGCGTTGAGCTGGGCGTAGTCGTTCTGGTCGCTGCCGTTGACATCCAGATGGCCCTCGAAGGTTCGATCATTGAGAGCATTGTTGACCAGCGTATCGAACACGCCGACTACGGTGTAGGTGCCCGCAACGAGCGATAGTGAGGCTCCGGTTACGTCGGCCAGCGAGGTGGTGGTAGTCACGTCGCCAGTGCCAGAGGCTTGCGCGGAGTCTCCCGCCGTGTGGGTATGGTCCCCCGCCGCAGCCTGGGTTGAAGCGGTGCCGAGATCGACCGAGACGTTCGCTTCGCCAGATGGTGAACTGGTAACGTTGAGGGCGGTGCGGAAGTCGAGGGTGGTGACCGCCGCATCGACGGTGGAGTCGTCCTCTTGAACAGTCAACCCACCGCCGGACACTTGCGCGAAGGCCAGGACGGTGGAGCCCACCGTGATCGGGCTGTTGGTAGTGCAGACGAACACCTTGTCAGCGTTGACGGTGCCTTGACTGACGAAGGTGGCCGCCCCTAGCACCTGACCATCCGACACGAAGTCCACCGCACGAGTCGGAGCTCCTGAAACGTTGACGAGGTAGATGCCGTTCTCCGCACCGGACGCCTGGTCCTTGATTAGGATGCGGTTGCCCTCTTCCAGCGTCACTCCGTCGATCGTGTCGCCCGCCTCGAAGCTGGAGGCGAGGGTGCCTGCCGTGGTGGTAGCGGCAAGGACGGGCTGCTTCCACGAGAAGCCAACCGTCGCCATCTGGTCGATCAGCGACAGCACGCGAGGGTCGTCCGACTTCATGTAGTACGGGCTGTTACCAGGATCTGGTAACGCATAGGGATCGTTGTTGGCTGCTACCACCGAGCCGGGCGTCTCGATATAGATGTTGTCAGCGGAAATCCCGGCCACATAGGTTCCGCTGCCGCTGACGCCCCATCGCAGTTGGACGAACGCTGCGGTCGGCGGACTGGTGCTCAGATATGTGAGGGCAGAGTAGTAGGTGTGGGTGGCATGCCCACTGCCGTCGATCCACACCTCCTCCGGGCCGATATGCGCAAGGGCCGCATTACGCCAGTTGATCAGCACATCCCGGTTGGCGGGAGTGAAGCCCCACACCACGTCAGCACGGAAGGCGTACACAGTGTTGGGCGAGATCGGGAATAGGTCTGACCCTCCCCCGGTGCCACCGTGCCAGTCTGGGATATCCGAGTTGGCCGCGGTGCGCACGAAACCGAAGGCGTAAGTGTGGGTCTCCTCGTCCTTGTTGTCGGTAGTGAACAGGGCGTGGTAGATGGTGGTCGGGTTGACGACGGTATCGGGCACAGTTTCAGGCGCTGGGCGGGGTTGTGTCGCCAGCGCCTGATTGCCGGTGCCGGGTGCTTGCGTGCGCTTGGGTCGTTCGATCTCGAGCCGGGCGAAGTAGATGTCCTCGGCTGGCATGGTCCAGTTGATCTGGCGCACGCGCGTGGTCAGGAAGTTGTCGCCGCTGTAGGTGCCGTTGGCGTTGCGCCCGCCTCGCGCCGCGCGTGACTTGAAGTTGATCTGCTGGCCCGGCTTGATCTTCCAGATGTCATCGCCCGACAGCGGGCCGATCGAGCAGGTGTAGTTCACGTCGTCGGTGGAGCGGTAGTCGAGCATCTTCTGGGCACGCGCCTCAGCCTGCTCGGGGGTGACCGACTCGCTATCCCAGAACACGTCCTCCCAGTAGTCGAAGCGCGGCTCCAACGCGTTGGACACGCGCACCGTGCTTTGTGTGACATCCGATCCGTAGTAGACGCGCAACGCTGACAGTTTCTGGCGCCCGAACTCGAAGCCGTGGGGGTTGATCGGCGGGTAGGTGTTCGCGTTCTGGTCAGCCGGGTCGTCGGACACGCGCAACAGCGAGACGTAGCCGGTGTAGTCGTGGCCGAAATAGGCGAGGTCGTTGTCGATGCTGACGAACATCTCCTTGTCGGCGTTGGAGGCCAGTTCCTGCATCACGTCATACGGCGTGACGCCGGAATAAGTCTTGGCCGGCAATGAGATCGCGTTCGAGCCAGTGATGATCAGGTTCGAGCCGTTCAGGTTGGTCGTCGCGCGTGGCGCCCCAGACAGATACGCCGCCACCAGAGCTTGCGCTCTGGCGGCGTCTGTTTCAGCCGGACGTATCCATTCGTGAATGATGATCCCGCGCAGGTGGGAATTTTGGTCCTCCAGCGTGAAGCTGATCTCCTTGGCGCGGCCTGCTTTTTGGCGCCCGCGGAAATGCTCATCGGCTGCGATGCGGCCCCGAAACAGGGTGTTCGAGCCGACCAAGGCCACGATGACGTTGTGCGAATCGACCAGCTCGCCGGGTGCCAGGAAGTCCGGGATGGTCCCGGTCTCGTCGCGCATCAGCCACGTGCCGGCCGCCGCCTCGCCGGCGTTGGCCATGACTGACAGCTCGGTGCCGGGCCAGTCGGTGCGATCGGTTACATCGGTGACCGGAGTTGCGTCCGAGCCGTTGTAGACCTTCAGGCTACGGGTCGGCGCCGCCATTAGATCGGGACCAGCTTGCCGTCATAGCGGATCGAGTTGCTGATGGTGATGGTCTGCAACGCCTGTGCCACCGACAGGCTGGCGTTGACCGTGTTGTTGTTGACGATCGTGGGGCTGAAGGTCGGGCTGAAGTCCTTGGCCGCGATGTTGTCGAGCTTGCCACCCCAGCGCCCCACGTAGCCCTCGATATTGCGCTGCCGGGCCAGTGACTCATCGCTTCGATCACGAATCTGCTGCGCGATCACGTTGCCCAGACCAAGCGGCAGCTTCAGTTCCTTGACGGCCGCCAACTGCCGCTGCGTCTCTTCCTTGGTCTGAGACAGGATCGGGATGGTCTTGTCGGTCGTTCCGAGCAGCGCATGCAAACCATCGATCACCGCCTGCGTGCGCTTGGCGCTGTTGATATCCCCGCTCTGAAGGTACTCAGCCTGCACCTCCTCAGCCGCGATGATGTGGCGCTGAATCTCGCCCAACGTGCGGCCCTGCTGCGGGAACTGGGCCTGTCGGAACAGCGCCAGCGCCTGCTCGCCGTAGGGATCGGTGCCCGTCAACGGTCCGCTTTCGATGGTGGTCCCGACCCCGGCCTTTCCGAACTCCGAGGTTTGGGCCAAAGCGGTGATCAACGCGTCGTCGTCGAGCTTCAGAGGGGCCTTCAGCTTCTCCTTGAAGTCTCGAATGAGCGCCGTCAGCGGGCTGGCTTGCTTGCCATCCTTGGTCTCCTTGAGCAGGTTCTCGAGAATGGTGCGCTGATCCTCCAGCACCTTGAGCTGATCGCCGAACAGCGCATGCGCCAGCGCACTCTGGATCGGGTCGTTCTCGTTGTAGAACTTGCCGATGTTGGCGCTGATCGAGTTGATCGCGCGCTGGATGGCGACCGGATCGGAGCTGTGCTGCGCCACGAACTGGTCGAACTTGGTGCCCTCGTACTTGGCGCCCGCGGCGATGCCGGAGTCCACCAGGGCGTGCCCGACTGCGGAGCCGAGGATCGCCCCGAGTCCTACCGCCGTGGTGATGCCAAGCAACTTGGAGATGATTCCGCCGCCACCGGCCACCGGGACGCCACCCGCACCCGGAATCCCGCCTACCTGCTGAACGTACAGCGGCGTGAGCGGTGTGGCGCCGCGCGAGAAGGCGATCTTGAGGAAGCCGCCCGCCACGTTGCCGACGCCCTGTGCCACCAGCCCGCCGGACAGCTTGTTGATGGCCAGCCCCGCCACCAGCGCCGACTGCACACCGGGCGGCAGCGACAGGAAGATGTCGACTACCTTCTTGCCGACCTCGCCCAGCAGCTTCAGCCCGTCGATGATCCCTGTGAAGTCGGTGGTCTGAATCTTGTCGGCGAACGCCCCGAAGCTGTCGGCCAGCTTCTGGCCGAACTCGGCGATCTTGCCCTGATTCTGATTGATGAAGGTGGACAGTTTCTCGATCAGCGGCACCAACTTGGGGATCAGCGCCTGACCAATGGTGATACCCGCGTCCTGCGCGGCGGCCTTCAGCTTGGCGAGCTGGAAGTTGAGGCCCTTCTGGCGCTCCTCGAACTGCGCGTTGGTCTCGCCCGCGGCCTTGCCCATCGCCGCCAGTTCCTGATTGAACTTGGCCTGGTTGGGACCCGTGGTGGCGAGGGCAAACTTGTAGGCTTCGAGACGACCGAACAGGTCCTGGAACGGGATGCCCTGCTTCTCAGCCTCGACCCGCACGTCCTCGAGGGTCTGCACCAGCCCCTTCTGCTTGATCGAGGTCTCGAACGTCTCCAGCCCGAGGCCCTTCATAACCTGAGTCAGCTCGGGTCCCGGCTTGAGCAGTTCTATGATGGCCCGGTTGAACTGGGTGCCGACTTCAGTGGCTTCGACGCCGCGGGCGGTCAGGGTGGCGTAGCCGGCGCCAATCTCCTCCAGCTTGATGCCGACTTGGGAGGCCAGCGGCGCCACGTCGGCGAACGAGCCGCTCAGCTCGGCAACCGTGACCTTGCCGTCTCGAACCGCGGCGGCGAAGATGTCAGCCGCGCCAGCCGCCTGCGAGGCGTTCAGCCCGTAGGCGTTGATCGCCGTCGTCAGCAAGTCGACCGATTCCTTGGTGGTGGCGATGCCGCCGATGCCGAGCTTGACCGCGGTGTTGAGAACGCTCTGCGCATCCTCCACCTTGACCCCGGCCGACAGGAGGTCGTAGTACGCCGAAGTCAACTCCTCCAACGGTGCGCCGGTCTCGCGGAACGTCTTGCGGATGCCCTCGCCCAGCGTAGTGAGCTGTGAGCCATTGAGCTTGACGATGGTGTTGATCGTGTTGAGCTGGGCCTCAAAGTCGCCGGCCAGTTTGGCGGCCGTGCCGATACCAGTGGCGAACGTGCCAGCCGCGATGGCGCCCGCCCGCGCCAGCCCGAGCCCGATCTGGCCGATGCCCTTGCCGGTCTGCAAGGCACCCGACTGGAAGCGGGACAGGCTGGCGTCGATCCGGCCCAGCGGGGCCGACAGCTTGTCGTCCAGCCGCAGGGTGACGATCAGGTTGGCCGTGTCAGCTAACGCCAAGCGTGGACTCCTTCAGCCGCGTGTAATCGGCCTCCTCTGCCAGCTCCTGGGCACGCACCAGCCGACCGACGCTCAGCTCGGCCAGGAGCTGGATCCGTGCTCGCGCTTCCATCAGGTCGTCTCGATGCCTTCCGTCGTGGAAGTGGAGGTCGAGGATGGCGAGGATCGCTTTCGGCGCTTTGCCGAGGAGACCGACTTGGGAGAGGTCGATGCGTCGGTCTGCCCATTGAGAGAGGACCCGAAGCTCCTCTTCGCTAAAGGGTTCGTCACCGCCTCGCTGTACAGCTTGTCGGCTTCCTCAGCCACCACCAGCCCGAGCGAGTAGTCGGATAGCAGCCACACCCTGATGGCGGCGTCGGACACCGGCACGGCGGTGCCTTCACTATCGACGAAGGTCCACGCCTTCACCCCATCGAGCAGGTAGGTCTCGAAGATGATGGCCTTGGCCTCACCGCCGGGGTCTACCCCGTTGATGATCTGGGCGATCTTGGACTCGGCCATGACGCCGGCCCGGAAGCCCAGCTTGGGACCGAGAAACACGGTATCCCCGCCGCTGTGAGGCGTACCAGGGCACGGGCACGCGACAGCGACGGGGACGAGCGAAGTATCCACGGTAAGCACCTCAACTGCTAGCGATAGGCAGACCTCACAGGCTGGCGAGCGTATTCACGGCCACGGCTCGGATGGCGTAGCCCAACCCCGAGTCATAGCCGAGCGTGCCAGTCAGCGTGATCTGGGTGTTGTTGTTCTGCTCCCCATCTCCTCTGGTGGTGTAGAAATACGCGCCCCGTATCACCAGCGAGTACGGCGTCACGCCAGTGATGATGGTCGGGTTGGTGAAGCGCAACTCGCAGTAACGCTTGGATGGGGTGTCGTCGAACCACAGGTCGTTCTCGGAAAGGAGCCCGACCGTCTGGGCCGTCTTGGCGAAGGTCAGGGCCAGCGTGATGTCCTGCGCCCCGAGGGCGAGGTCGTTGGCGGCGAATCGCGTGTTGGAGCCGTTGGCCCGGCGCTTCACGTCGATCGAGTTGGTGACGGTCAGCGCCAGCCCCTCGAGCGCGTTGGTGATCTTGGTGGTGCCGATGCCACCCGAAGTGGCGTCGAGGAACAGCTCGCAGTCGCCCAGGAAGACCGGCACCGGGGTAGAGTCGATGGTCAGTGAGGTCGGCACCGTGCCGGACACCGGATGATCGGTCGAGCCGGTGGACTTCCACTGGGCGTAGCGCATGTTGGCGCTGACCTGGAGCGGTCCCATCGAGGCGTCGCCGGTCAAGGTGAAGGACTCAGCCGAGCCGCCGAGCAACTGCCACCAGTCGGTGGTCACATCGTCGCCGAACTCCTCGGTGAACTTGCCGAGTGGCGAGGCGGTCAGCGAGGGTGGCTGGAAGGCCCAGCTCTTGGCGGTGCCGCCGGTCGGGGTGATACCGCCCACCAGCCCGGCGCTGAACAGGTACGGCGCGTCGTTGTGGTTCAGCGGGCCAGAGATGGTGGCGGTGATGTCGTTGGCGGTCTGGTAGGGCGCTGCGATCTTGTGCAGCGAGCCCTCATCCTGGTCGGGGTAGGTGTAGTTGAGGTTGACATCGGGCACGCCCCGCCACGGCAGCACGCGAGTGGCAACCGCCGGAGTGACGATGACTGAGGAGTTCGATCCCTGGTAGCCCCACTGGCGCTTGCGGAATCGAACGAATCCACCGGATGCGACTGGCACGACTGACTTCCCTTTCCCGCCTGCTCACGCCCGGCGGATTGGATGGGACCGTCTGAAGCACCAGCCCGGTCGGCTGAATCCGGTCTTAGAACCGGCCTTCTTGGATTGAGAGCTCCACTGCGATGACTGCTGCTGCGTACTTTACTCCGTCCCCACCAGAAACTTCGGTATCTGTGACCGAAACAGGCTGAAGTACGGTCGAGCCGGAGGCGGCGTGATAGCCGGCGGTGAAGGCGTCGAGCAGCCCATCCACCAGCACGTCCTGCTCACCCGTGGCCTGGTCGTTGCTCATCAGCTTGTTGACGATCACCACGTTGACGCTGAGCGTCCTACGTCGGAGCGAGGCGTCGTGCTCGATCCGCTCGTTGACCGTCTTCTCGACGTAGGCGCACGGCGTGGCGAATGACTCCGGCGGGTAGTCGTACACCTTGCCCAGCAGGGTCGGGTTGGCGGCCTGATAAGTGGAGAGGACGGAGGCGCAGCCGGCCCGCAGGTCCTGCCGAGCCGAGGTCGTCATCGCCCGTTCCAGAGGCGCACGATGGTGTCACGAAACGCTGCGCCTGCGACCGCCGCTCGAGCGCCCGGAAGCATGAACGGCTTGGCCCTGGTACCCGGATGACGCACGCGCTTGGCGAACACGACCGGACCACCCGAGCGAGGGGCACCGGATAGCCGCCCAGAGCCCGTAGGAGCGAATCTGAGGGCCTTGCGCGCGCGCGGCACGATCTCATGCGCCCGCGTCCCGAACTCGACGAAGGCGGCGTAGGCAGCCGTTGCCCGCGTGACCACCGCGGTCGGGGTGATCGAGCCCAGCCCGATGCTTCTGCCCAAGTTGCCGGTCTTTCTGGGGACCAGCAACTTCTGCTCGCGGATGGCCGACAGGCCGAGGGTGCGCATCAGCTCGGGCGATGGCTTGATGCGTTCGAGCCGGGTGCGCAGTTCGGGAATGCCCTTGACGGTCACAGGCTGGCCACCGCGTCGAGGTCGATCCTCCATTCGGTCACGAAGCCCTGCACCTCCGGCGGCAGCCGCGACAGGTCGAACACGTTGCCCTCCGGCGTCTGAATAGTGTTGGCCAGCACCGCATCGGGGCGCTTGGTGTACCAGGCGGCCAGCACCACCGTCGCCTTGGCGACTTCCTCGGGGATGGAGGCCCAGCCCCAGGTGCCGGTGATCGACAGGTCGTTGGGGATGCCTGATCGCAGCCGAGCCTGGTACAGCGGCGAGTCGTAGTTCTTGTCGAACCAGTCCGAGTAGCCGCGGTAGTCCCATGGAGCCCGGTACTGCGGCAGGTCGATGGCCGTGAACACGCCCGAGTTGTGCGCGTCGGGGATCAGGTAGTACGACGAGTTGGCCGTCAGGGTCGAGCTGTTCAGGATCACCGCTGAGGCAGAGGTCAGGTCGGGGATGGTCAGGCTGGCCCGGCCGCGGGTGGTGAAGGTCTTGGTCGCGGCGAGCTGGACCTCGAACTGGCGGTTGGTCAGGCGCTGGAGGCGATTGGAGGCAACGACGATGTTGCTGCCGAGGATGCCATCGGTGAACTGGCCGGAGTTGGGGACGTTGTTGAGGTACTCGCGGACTGCGGCGATGCTGGTGAAGGATGCCATGCGGCGACCTCTGACTCGAAGACTTCGACGAACTGCTTGGCGGCGGTCGTCCAACTGAACGAAGCCGCGATGTGCTTGGGTCCCTTGGCTCCCAGCGCCTCCCGGTGCGCATCGGCAGTCACCAGTGCCTCCACCTCCTTGGCGAAGGCCGTCTCGTCGACCGCGCACCAGTAGTGATCGTACTCGTTGTCGATCAGCGTGAAGCGATCCACCGTCACGCCCGCCGGCCCGATCACCTCCGGCACGGCTGAATAGCGAACCCCGACCGCCGGCACGCCGCAGGCAATGGCTTCAGCGATGGTCAGGCCGAAGCCCTCGGCGCTGTTGGAGACGTACAGGTCGGCCGAGTTGTACAGCATGACCAGCGACTCGCGGTCGATCACGGCATCGGTGAACAGGATGCGGTCGCGCACCGAAGGGTACTTGCTCGCCGAATCGGCTAGGAAGCCCCCCTGATCGAAGACAGAGCAGTGGATGACCAAGCCCCAGCCCGGATGACGCTCCAGCACGGGCGCCAGTGAGCGCAGCATGCGGGCGTACTGCTTGCGCGGCATGTTGCGGTCGGTGCGCAGCAGCCACTTGCGCGGGATGCGATCGACCTGGTTGATCTTGGCCAGCAGGTAGGCCCACGAACGCTTGCATTCCTCGCGGGTGGTGAAGGTGGTCGTCTCGCCCTGCGCGTTGGTGAGCGTGATCGACCGCTGCTCGACGGGGCGGAAGACGCTGGTATCCACCCCGTGGTAGACCATCGGCACCGGATGGCCCATCACTTTGGCGAGCTGTTTGGCGCCGAACCTGCTCATCGCCACCGGGTGCGCGATATCGAACAGGCGCTTCCAAGAGGGGGGAAGGTCGGTGCCCTCGACTGGGATATAGAGCATGGTCGGTAGCGAGGCGAACGCCTCGACCGCGAGATTGACGAACATCTGGGCGGCGCGGAAGTCGCCGAGCAGCAGGCAGGCGTCCGGTTTCCAGTTGCCCCACGACTCACCATTGGTCAGGCTAGCGCTCGACGTGCCGTAGATCAGGGCCGGGACTTGGGGGTTGGCGCCTTGCACCCCTGCCTCACCAGTCTGTGGGTCTACCGCCTGGATCAGCGACCGGAGATCGGCGGTGCGGGACAGGAACGGCTCGGGCAACTCCTTGCCGGTGTCATTCTGGCTGAGGAAGCGCACGTCGACGCCGAGCCTGAGCAGGTCGCGCCCGAGGTCCGTCGTAACCGTGCCAAACCCGGTGGCGGCTAGATCGCCGACGAACAGCAGCTTCACAGGATGGACTCTAGCAGCGCCCTCACCTTCTCAGCGTCCTCGTCGAAGTTGACGATCTCACGGAACCGCGCCGCCGTCGCCACGCTGATCTGCTGGTGGTACTCCGGCTCCCGCAGCCGGCGCAGGGTGGCCATGATCTCCGCCTCGTCCATGCGGTTGAGGTCGAAGCCGGTCACGCCGTGTTCCATCAGTGGCCCGGCCAGTTTATCGGCGTAGTAGTTGTGGTAGCTGAAGATCGGCCGTCCCACGGCATGGATGTTATGGACAACATGCCCGTAGCCATCGCTCCAGAACTTGGCGTGCCACAGCGCCCATGACGCGCGCATGTGCGCCGCCACGTCAGGCGTGGATGGCAGGTTGCCGCAGGCCCACTGGTCCTCCGGCTGGGTGCCGTAAGCCCCGTACACCTTCCAGTCGAACTCGGGGTAGGTCAGCGCCAAGTGCTCGAACTCATCGTAGAAGCCGCCGCGCTCCATGCCGCGGTTCTCGGCGAAGCACTGCACGAACGACGCCACGCTCTTGGATTCGACCGGCGGCCACTCGAAGCGAAAGTCGTGCAGGCTGAACTCCTGCCGGTAGATGACGTAGGGCACCGGGATCGGCACATCGAAGGTGGTCGAGGCCAGCACGAACTCGGTCGGTCCCCAGCCCGCACCCTCGACCGCCACGTTGGCGATCTGACCCACGTTGCCAGCCTGGATGCCGTAGTGGGCGCCGACCTCCGCAGCGAAACGGGCGAAGCCGGACTCGTTGTGGCTGATGGTGCAGAGCACGATGTCCCACGACTGGGAGCGCGCCTGCTCCAGTGTGACGCCCTTGAGGATGCGCCCTGGGTGGGTGGTGTCGTCGCGTCTGAAGTGGTCGCCCGCGTACCTGTCGTCCTTCCAGATGGCGAGGTATTGCTTGGCTACCGCGTCACCGTGGAACTTGCGCTCGAAGTTCCAGTAGCCCTCATCAAACCACTCCATCCCGGCCGGGCGAAACAACTCCCAGCCGTACCGATCCTCAAAAAGCAAGGCCAGCGATTCGAACAAGTCTGAGTGGTGGTAATCGGCGAGGACTCTCACGCCAGGAATGCTCGCCACTGCTCACGAATCTTCGGCATCCCGAACAGATCAATCGCCCGTTCACGCTGGCGATTGCTCTCCGCCCGAGCGAAGGCCGGATCGTTCAGAAAGGCGAGGAGCAGTGCCTTGGCGCCGTCCGGCGTGTTGCTCGACAGGCCGGTGATCTCCGACCCTTCGAACAGGTCGGGCAGGCCCCACGCTTGCTTGCCGATTGAGACGACGGGAACCCCGGTCATCATGGCCTCGATCAGCCCAAGTGTGTAGGGCGCGGGCAGGGTGCCGGTGTAGAGCATGGTCCTGATCGAGCGCAGGTACTCGCGCAGACCCTCATAAGTGAGCGCTCCGATGCCGTCCGGCAGGAGCTGCGAGTTCGGGCCGGCCGGCTTGCGTGCAATCTCGCCCGTCGCCTCCAGCCAGAAGTCGAGGCCGCAGGCATCGGCGCGGTTCACCATATCCTGGGTCACGTTGCCGACCACCGCCTCGGAGCCATGCCAGCCCGAGAACTCGTCGGGGTCCATGCCGAACCGGATCAGCGCATCCTGCCCAGCGAACCACGGTCCGTTGAATCGCTCCTTGGGGCTGTAGCGCACGATTTGGAGCCCTTCAGGGCGCAGGTACTCCATGAACTGTTCGAGCTGTGGTGAGGTCTGCCCGCAGGTGCGCCAGATGACGCGGCACCCGTGGTCCCGCAGCTTCCCCCACTGGCCCCCAACCCAATCGTATGTGAAATGATGGCAAATCACGATCTCAGCCCAGTCGAGGATCGCGTCGGGCAGATGCCCTTTGAACTGAATCTGATCCCCGACTACGAGGTCGGTTAGCTCCTTCGGGGCGGGCGGCACTTCGGGTAAGGCAGGCCGCTTGTCATCTTGCGGACGGGCCGGGTCGAGGTAAGCCCCGATGGACATGACCTCGTGGCCAATCTCGTGCAGCATTCGGAGGTCATCGAACTCAGCGATGCTGTGCGCCGTCAAAAGCAGAATCCGGCTCATGCATCCCTCCAGGTCTTACCTGCCCGGATGGAGTGAACGGTGGGGATGCTGACACCGTAAGTCGCGGCTACCTCTCGGAGTATCCGGCGATCCTGCTTGATTGCCCGTGCTTGAGCAAGCGTGAGTCGATGATTGTGGTGCTGCTCCCCGTAGTAGTGCGGAGGCTGGCTACCGCGACCCTTGCTCATCGCATCACGGCGGTTGTCTTGGTTCGTTCCGAGGAACAAATGGGATGGACGAACACACGGCGGATTGTCGCAGTGGTGCAAGACGAACATACCGACAGGGATCGGCCCGTTCGTCTGTTCCCATGACCATCGGTGAGCGTAGACAGGCCGCTTGCGAATCCGGGTGATGCCATATCCGGCAGACGTTCGGCCCGCAGGCCATTCCCAGCAGTCGCTCATCGGAGAAGCACCTCCAGGTATTCGCGGATCGCGTCCGCCTCCGCGTCGAAGTCTACCAGCGCCTCGAAACGCGCGAGCGCCCGCTGCCCCATCGCGGCATCAGCCTTGCTCAGGTCATCGTCGGGCTCGAGATAGGTGACACCGCGCTCCCACAAGCCCTCGGCCAGCTTGCCCGCGTAGTGTCCTGCGTGGCCGATCACCGGCCGCCCGGAAGCGAACGTCTCATGCACCGTGAAGCCGTAGCCGTCGGCGTCCTTGTCGTGCCAGATGGCGAAGCAGTCAGCCATGGCTTGCGCTACCTGCCACGGGTAGAGCGGATTCTCGGCCACGCCGTAGAGCTGGAAGTCCCACTCGGGGTGCTCCCGATGCGCCCGATCCCAGTGGGCGCGACACGGCGACACGGCCAGCGAACCGTGGAAGGAGCCGATGCGGTTGCCCGTCGGCTCGGTGTACGGCACCCGGTGGAACTCGGAGTGGTACAGGATGCCGTAGTCGCCGGCCACCGAGCGCAGGGCGTGATCACTGATCGGTGCGTCCCACGCGTTGCCCACGTGGTCGACGTAGACCGCGCCGACCTCCTTCGCTAACGCCTTCATCGGCTGCCGCGTCCCGAACACCGAGGCGATCACGAAATCCGGCCGCCACTCGCGGACGGTCTCAGAACTCAACGTGAGGCTGGTCCGCGGCGGGAAATCCATCATCGGTGGCCCGGTGACGTATTGGCCGTCGATCCACACCGCCGTCTCCCAGCCGAAGCGGTCCTCGAACAGGATGCACAGCGCTTCGTGGAGCACCCCGTGGTGCCTGTCTAAGAGGACCCTCACCGCCGAACGGCGCGGAAGATGCCGCTGCCTCCGTAGTCGGTGACCAGCGTCACGTCGTGCGTCTTGTTCAATAGGTCGTGGATGCGGCTGAACGGCCCGTCATGCCATTCACCCAGGATGTAGTCGATGACGCCTGCGCCGTCCTTAAAGAACTCCCACTCGCAACCCTCGCAGTCAGTCTTGGCGAAGTCGAAGTGGTCGATGCCGTACTTGTCGAGCAGCCCGGCCAGCGTCACCACCGGGGCGTCGATGACGGTGCCTACCGATTCCATGCTGCCGCGCCACAGGTTGCCGATGTAGCGGTTCTGCTCGACGTAGCTCTTGTCGGGGATGCCGGCCGCGGTGTAGGCGTAGTGGCAGGGCACCGTGCTCTGCCCAATGGCGCCCGCCCCAGCCTCCTCCACGAACACCCGCTCCCCGAGCCCGTTGAGCCGGATCGACTCGCGGATCAGGTCGCAGTTGTCGGGCACCGGCTCGACACAGATGACCCGCAGCTCGGGGTTGTCGATGGCCAGCGCGAGGCCGACCGTGCCGATGTGGGCCCCGATGTCGAGCGCCCAGCCTTCGATCTTCAGCCCAGCGAGCTGGTACTCATCGGTACCCAGGATGCCGACGGCCAGCGCGCCATCGTTGGTATCGCCGCGCACCACCAGCGAGAAGGACGAGCCGTTGGGGGTTCGGAACATGAGCACCTCTGAGTGTAGGCGGGTGACGGGCGGAGGTGCTTCTACGCCCGTCAACCCATGAAGGGCCGAAGCACCGGCCCGGCGCTAACGCCGATCGTGACCCTGGTAGGCGGCGGGCTGCTCCTCGATCGCCGGGGCAGGCTTGGCTGGTTTGACCGGCTTCGCTGCGGCGGCTTCTTGATCGGCCCGATACGCAGCCATGGACTCGGCGACGGAGGCAGAGACGACCTCGCCTGAGGTCTTCGGCTGCTTCGCCGCTGGTTTCTTGGCGGTCGCCATGAATGGCACCTCGCTACGAAGTTAGGCGGCCGCTTAGGTCCGGCCAGTCCTGCCTGATGTCCCACGGCAAGGGGGGAGCCGATTGGCTACGGCAAGACGTCAGTGATCATCTGAGCGGCACCCGAGTAGACGGCGGGACGAGCATCGAAGCCCATCTCTTCCTCACCTCGGAAGCCGGTGACGTTGGCGTCCCAGCGAGTGCCGGCCACGCTCGACGAATCGACGCGGTAGTTCTCGCCGAAGTAAATCTTGAAGGACTTGAACTCCGCCACGACAAGGTTGTCGAGGACGGCGGCCGTGCCTTCGTTATCGGCCGCGGCATCCGGATAGACCGGGATGCCCCACGGCGTGAGCAGGGTGCCGGGACGGATCGCGCTCGGGCCAGCGGCCGGAGCATAGAAGAAGCCCGTCCCGTCCAGGCCCTGCGAGGCCATGGTCCAGTAGGTGGTGGCGGCCAGCACCGCTCCGTCCGGCGTGCGACCCCTGCCTGACAACGCGCCCGCGGCGGCGGCGATGGAGGTCAGGATCGAGCCTGCCAGAGTGGAGGCCGATGGCGAGAAAGATGACCGGAAGGTGGCAGGCCCGTTGGTCAGGGCACTGGTGTACCCGAACGGCTGGGACGAGCCGGAACCCTCTCGGATGTAGTAAGCCTCGCCCAGGGCAAAGGCCGTGGCGAGCTCCTGCATGACATCGGTCTCGGCCGCTCCCTGCGACTGGCGCAGGAACTGGTTGCCGACATCGTGGATGCGGGCCAAGGTGTACATGGTCACGGCGTAGCCGTTGTACGTCAGGTCCACGTTTTCCTTGGTTGAGCCGAACGGTGCGATCACCGCGCGGCTGGGAGATGCGGCGCGGAATGGGGCATCGACCGCGAAGGCGGTCACGCCGGGCACCACCGTCATCAGGTCGCGGTACACGTTCTTGAACGTGGCCGGCTTGATGATGTCATCCACGATCGCATTCGGGATGATCCAGCCGCCGGTCGCGTCCGACGTGCCGAGTGCGGCCTTGCCCCACGACTCTTCGTAGGCACTGATGCCTTCGAGGGTGGCCTTGGCGGCGTGGAACTGGTCGGGGTCGCCTGACTTGAGGGCCACCAGCGAACCGAGGAACGCTCCCGCGCGTACCTGCGGGTCTGGCGATCGGCCGGCGCCAATCAGGCTGCCCTTGCTGGCGGTGCGGGTCGAGGACATCAGGCTCTCGAGCTGACGCTGGGTCTGCTCGACGGCGGCCTTCTGTTCGGCGCGCTCCTTATCTGCCAAGAGCGGTGCAACCGCCTCGGTCAGGGTGTGCTGCTCCTTCTGGAGCTCGTCCAGACGTGCCTTTGACTCGGTGTCGTTTGACTCGACGAGGGTCTTGATCTCGTCACCGATCTCCTTGACGCGGTTGGCGTGCTTGGCGAGCTGATCTTCCAGCTCCTTGAGGTCGTCCAACGTTAGGTTCTCCTTGCCGTGGTGGTCCACGGTTCCAGGGATTCGTCCAACACGCGCCCAGCCTTCGCCGCCACCTCGCCACGGAGGGTCGGAGTCAGGGAACCGCTGAGGGCACCGAGGTCGTCCAGCACCTTGCGCAGGGCGGGATCGACCGGCTCAATGTCGTCCAGCATCGCCTTACTGGGGCGGAGGACGGAGAGGGTATTGGTAGGGCGAGTGGTCAGGGTCTCAAGGATCATCGGCCAGACCATGATTTCGCCATCGTCGGCCACATTCTTGTAGGCGGCCTCCGACGAGCCGAACAGTTGAGCGCCGCGCTCCACCAGCCGCTTGACCATCTCGAGGTGCTGGGAACCGGCCTTGAGCCAAGCGTCCACCCACCAGCCATCCTCGTCGGGGTTGGGGTCGAGCAGGGTCTTGCCGATCACCACTCGCCGCATCAGCTCGTCGGCGCCGTGGTGCCAGTCGAGCAGCCGCTCGCGCGTCTTGCGCAGTCCGGCGATCTTGCCGTAGATGTCGGTGTTGGGGCTGAAGAACTCGCCGTCGAGATCAAGCCCCGCCTTGCCGTTGGGGATCGGACCACCAAACGGGATCGCCAATAGTCGACGAGGAACTTTGCCGGCGAACCAGGCATTCAGTTCGTCGTCAGCCATCGGCTCTGCCTTGAGTGGTAGCAGACTCTTACCGAGGTTGGCGTCGGCGTGGGCCTGAAGGTGGGCTTTGCCGCACTGCTCGTTAGAGGCGTCCCCGATCCGGCTCAAAGCAGCTCTTAGATGGGGGAGGTCGAGCTGGCCGGAGGCGTCGTGGTGCGGGTAGTGACGCCCGGACGAGTTGACGCAGGCGAAGCTGCTGTCAGGAAGGTCTGTGATGTATGCCGAGGACCAGGTTGCCATCAGTTCTTCTCTAGCGTCTTGATCGCCTTCAGCCGCCGTCGCAGCTCGGGCGCACCGCGCAGCATCAGGACGCAGCCATCAGTCCAGCGGCGATGAGAGCATCACGGAGCTGGTCTACGGTAGACCCGTTAGCGACAAACGCAGCGAGCGAGTAATGAACGTCGGTACCGTCCGACACCAATGGCCCAGGACCAGAGCTACCGCCCGTCTGAATGCGGATCACCCCATCAATGTCACCGCCGGCATTCCCCCCCCGGATATCAATGATCGCTTCGAGGGCAGCTCCATCATCGCCTTGACCACTGGCAAGCAGAAGCCCCCCACCGTCACCAGCGGCAGCGGCATAGCCCGCATTGAGGATGATGGCGCCGCCATCATTCCCGCTAGAATCTCCGATGGCCATCTGACCTGCGTAAGCCCCTCCGGCACTTGTCCCAGTTAGAAAGTGGGTGCCCATCAACAGATCAGATGACAATGGATTCTCAACGCCGCCTCCCCCGCTGAACGCATTGGCGGCGGTCAGGGCGGTACCGTTGACGTGAGCTGCCGCCGTGCTGCCACCCACGCCGCGCACCACGGTGATCGAGGTTGCGCTGCCGCCACCGACCACGTTCACCACTTCCGAGTCGATGGTGTACGGCTTGGGGTAGGTGTTGATGTTCAGCGGCGTGTCGATGTCGAACACGGTCTGTGTCGCGGTTGCGGCGTTGCGTAGCGCGGTCATGCAGCCTCCAGCAGCAGGAGTAGGGCGGTTTCATCGTCATTCCAAGTCGTAATCGCATCGAAGGCAGAGCCGCGCCCGTGTGCGGTAGCAGCCTTGGCCCGAATGGTGATGTGGCGGCGCCCAGCGGGTCCGGTGACCCGTGCCGCACCCAGACGTGGCCCGTGACGAGGTGGGCCAACGGCCACGGCAGAGGTTGAGACGGTCGGGTCGTAGGCCGACCCCGTAGCGACCGCGTTCGCGGCCGAGGCATCGGTCGCAGCCCCGCCGGTCGTGGCGGTGGCGTCGTAGCCCGCCCCGGCTCCGGCAGCGTTGCCGCCATGCGGTGCCAGCGCCAGCGAGGCACCGGCTGCCGCGCCAGTGCCCGAGGCGATAAGCGGGCTGGCGTCCTCTGAGCCGTTGGCACCCGAGGCGATGCCGGTCCCGGCCGCAACCTGGACGGTCGGAGCGACTGAGGAACTGTCGGAGCCGGCCGCGCCAGAGCCACTGGCATTGCCCGCGTTGGGTTGCAGACTGGCGGAGCCATTGCCAGCCGCTCCGGTGCCAGAGGCAGCTCCGATGACCGGCGCGACGCTGCTGGTGGCGGAGCCCGAGGCTCCCGTGCCACTCGCGTTCGCCGCGTTGGGCGCCATCGAGGCTGCCGCAGCACCAGCAGCCCCAACTCCACTTGCGGCGCCTGATCCAGGTGCGACCTTGAGGCTCGGCCCGCTGGCCGCTCCCGTGCCGGCCGCATTACCAGCCGGTGCCTCCTTGCCAGTGGCAACCGTGGCGGCGGAGGCCGCGCCGGTCCCTGCGCTAACCCCCGCAGTTGGGGAAACGCTGTCAGCCGCAGCACCAGCCGAGCCGGTGCCACTCGACAATCCGCCAGCCGGCGCCAGGGAGATAGCAGCCGCACTGGCCGCTCCGGTGCCTGATGCCTTGCCAGCCGCGGCGTTGACATCCTCGCGCAGCTCGATCCAGGCCAGGATGCAGTCGGGCGTGCCAGCCGAGGCAGTGGGGTTGTAGGTCTGCGTCGCGGTGGCGGTGGCGACCTTGTACTGCGCGCCAACCGAGGTGCCTGAGGTCGAGGCAGTGACGCCGGTGTGCTGCTCGGTGGACCAGTTGCCGTTAGAGGTATCGGCGTCACCGACCCACGGATCGGCGCTGGAGGCGGTGTTCTCAGCGAACACGCCGCCGATCACCGCGTGGGTGTTGCTGATCGAGCCGGTCGTCACCGTCGGAGCGGCGGTGCCTGCGCCGGTGTTCACTCCACCGGTGACGTAGGAGACGATATTGCCGGAGGTGGGCGCGATCTCGATCAACGCCCACGCGGAGGCAACCGTGGCGGTATCCACCGTGACCGTGATGACCGAGGTAGAAAGGATCTGCCCGACGTTCATGCTGGTCGTGAAGATCGCGCCAGCTACGCCAGCCGAGGCTGCACCGGGGTCGTACAGCGGAACCTGCCGAGCGGTCCAGGTATTGCCCGCCCCGACGTTATCGGTGCAGGTGAAGGTGGTAAAGGCGGTGCCCCCGGCGTGGGCGTTGTCGGTTGCGAACACCAGCACCAGCATCGAGCCGACGCCGATGTTGGCGTTCGGCGACAGCGTGATGGTGGTCGCCGACGAGTTCTTGGTGCCAGTGCCGCGATCGGTACCTGTCAGCGCCACGGCGGGCTACCGCCTTAGAGGGTCAGGGCGAAGATGCCCGCAGTGTTCCACACCACGGTGAACGTCCCGGACACCACCGAGTTGGCACCCCCGAAGTAGTTGTAGCAGATGCCCTGATCGGCCACCGGAGTGGTCAGGGTGTCGTCATAGACCAGACAGCCGTAGGCGTTGGTCAGCGTTGTGGTGCTGTTGGCGCTCACCGTGTCGGCCGCGTCGTAGGTCAGCACGCCCGCTGAGGCGGCCCAAGTGATCGAGGCCAGCACCCTGCCAGCAGCAGGCCAGCCTGAGGCGTCCGATACCCCACCCGAGGCCCACACCCCAGCCGCATAGGCCGAGTTGGCGGCCGAGACGGTCTGGGAAGGGGTGATGGTGTTGTCGAACAGCGCCACCTTGGGGATGTCGGCGGACGTATCGAGGTCCATCGCCATCGTGTTGCCGAGCGCGTCGAGCAACGTCTGCTGGAATATCTTCGAGTTGGTCCAAGCCATCTAGAGCTCCTTGGCTGCTGCGGTTGCGGTGGGGGCGAAGACGGCGACATCGTTGCTGCCGTCCGCGCGTTCAGTCTTGACGGCCATTACCGGGCCGACCTTCTCCGTGCCGATGTAGTCCTCCCGATCCACCGCCGTCACCCGCACCCGTTGCCCGGCTTGGACCATCGGAGCGGACAGGCCGTGGAGCCCAGCGCAAGCATGGAAGCGCGAGTGAGGTCGCGCCTCGTGGGTCACATCGGTAAAGGAGCAGTTCGGGCATTCCCATTGGCGCACGGGGGTGACGATCATGGCGTCTCCTCATACTTGAGGCCCAGCAGGTTGCCGTTGGCATCCCGCTCAAAGCCGATGACCTTGGGCTTGGGCTTGGCCAGCTCGGCCTTGATCTCCAGCAGCGCGGCAGCGAACTGCGAGGTGTCCATGTTGACGATCGGCGCTGGCGCAGCCTCGACGTGGACGATGGGCGCTGGGATCTCCAGTGGGACACTAGCGGCCTTGGCCATTTCGGCGATGCCGGCCCACATGGCCGGGCCGGGCCGATCAACCACTTCCCCCTTGGCCGGCACAATCGGTATCCAGTCCAGGGTGCCGTTTGGATGGTCGGTAATGTTGTACGCCTCGTCGACCGTGAACTCGCGCCCGTCGCGCGCGGCGCACTCCTCGTCCTGGTCGCCGTCGATGGCCTGCACTCGCTCCGCGCCTAGCTCGTGGTACGTCCGCAGCGCGGCGTCGTTATAGGCGAACATGGTCTCGGTGCGAGAGATCATCTCGGCCCGTGCCTCGTTGAAGGCGGTCGCCTCGCGGATAGCGGAGCCCAGCTCGACCGGGCTCAGCCCTGACGAGATGCCCGACTCCACCAGGCGGGCGATATCATCGCGGG